GCTCACTGCGCTGGCGAAAGAAGATGCCAGCCGGATGGAAAAGAAAATGCACAGCCAGTTGCTAGACGGGCAGTGGACAACGGCATTTGCCCAGTTTATTGACGACTTAGTAACGTTCCCGTGCGCGATTATTAAAGGGCCGGTTGTGCGGTCTAAGCCCCACATGAACTGGGTACCTGTTGGCGATACGTACGAACTACGGGTGCAGAACGAATTATCGTTGGAGTGGGAGCGTGTTGATCCGTTTAATATTTACCCCGCTCCGGATGCAACCCATATCGATGACGGATATTTAATCGAACGCCATCGCTTACAGCGTGCTGATTTAGTCGGGATGCTGGGAGTTGAGGGATATAGTGACGGTGCTATCCGTGCCGTGCTTGAGGAATATGGTAAAGGAGGTTTACGTGACTGGATTTATGTCGATCTTACAAAAGCTGCTGCAGAAGGTAAAAGCACGGTTGCAGCCGGGCAAAACCCCTCAGAACTTATCGACGCGCTCCAATTCTGGGGCAGCGTCCAAGGGCAACTCCTCCGCGACTGGGGCCTCACGGAAGAAGAAGTCCCCGACCCCCTCGCAGAGTACCCGATCGAAGCGTGGCTCATTGGGCGCTGGATCATCAAAGCAGTCATCAACCCAGACCCGCTCGGCAGGAAGCCGTATTACAAAACGTCTTACGAAGAAGTCCCCGGGGCGTTCTGGGGGAACTCGGTAGCCGATCTATGTCGAGATAGTCAGTCCATGTGTAATGCCGTGGCGCGTGCGCTTGTTAACAATATGAGCCTAGCGTCGGGGCCGCAAGTCGTGTATAACATCGACCGATTACCTCAAGGCGAAAACATTACTCAACTATTCCCATGGAAAATTTGGCAAGTCACGAGCGATCCGCTAAACGGCAATGCAAGACCTGTGGAATTTTTCCAGCCCGACTCGAGAGCGTCAGAGCTCATGGCGGTGTACGAGAAATTTGCGGTTCTTGCGGACGAATATACGGGTATCCCCCGATATATGACTGGGGGCAACCCTTCGGGCGGCGCAGGCCGAACGGCTTCTGGAATGTCGATGCTTATGACGAACGCCGGAAAGTCAATCAAGCAAGTGATTGCTAACATAGACGAGCACGTAATTAAGCCGCTTATTGACCGGTTGTACTACTACAATATGCGTTACAGCGACGATCCGGACCTGAAAGGCGACGTAAACATCCAAGCCTTAGGGGCGGCAAGCCTGATGGAAAAAGAAGCCATCCAGCAGCGCCAGAACGAATTCCTAGGTATTGCTTTGAACTCTCCGATTGCCCAGCAGGTCATAGGCATGGAAGGTGTAGCAGAATTGCTACGACAGGCCGCTAAACGCCTAGACATGAATACGGATGACATTGTGCCGCCCGAAGACGTAGTTAAGCGCAAAGTTATGGAAGCCAATGCGATACAGCAAGCGCAGATGATGGCTAACCAACAAAATGGGCAAGCACAAGCCGGTGGCACGCCACCGACACCCGGACCGGACCAAGGCTTACTGATGGATGGATCGCCGCAGGTAAATCGATTTACGCCATCGGCCTAGGTGTTGACGTAGTAGTTTTTTAGTGGTATATATCAATTTGTTTTAGAAAGGAGTTGCGATGAAAGCAATCAGCCCGATGGAAAAGCGTGGTTCTGAGTACACTCAGGAATCCGCAAAGACCGATGGCATGTCCAAAGGTCCCGCCAAGCAGGGTGCTGGTGGCAACGACGGTAACGTTGATGCTGAAGGCAAGCGTGGCGGAAAAGAGTATGCCCAGATGTCGGCTAAAACCGACGGTATGTGCAAGTAAGTGCTGCGGATTGACGAAAGGGTCGCCCGCAGTCTGACGCTGTTAAGGTCAGAAGAGTTTGCCCCATTGCTAGAGTATTTAGGGAACTGCAAAGCAGATAGTCTTGAAAAAATGGCGGTGGCAAGCGAACCAACCCAAATTTACCGGCTTCAAGGTGAAGTTGGTGTGATCAAGGAGTTTCTTGATCTAGTAGGACGATCAGGTGAACTGATCGAGAAGTTACGAAGGTAGGCAGACCGTTAAGTCGGAGCCCACCACTTTAATTTAACCGTGTAGCAGACCGTTATCGCGTAGCGCAGACCGTTCAGGCGGAGCGCGAAGTGAGAGTCGGAGCGAAGGAGATAGAAATGGCATTGCCCAAGGCAATTCAACAAAAAGTTGAAGAAGCAGACGCGTTAGTAGCCCACATAAGTGGTGATAAGACCGAGGAAATCCAGGAAAACCCTGATAATTTTTCGGAGACTGAACCAACAAACCAACTACCACCCGATCCGCCTATTGTTGAACCACCTCAGCAACCCGTTTCACAGGAGCCTACAAAGGAAATACCGGAAAGCAAATGGGAAAATAAATACCACACGCTTAAAGGTATGTATGACGCGGAAGTACCTAGATTGCACGCAGAACTGCGCGAGATGAAAACGCAGATTCAGCAGCTTGTAGCAGACAAAGCTACGGTTGAAGCAAAACTAACTAACCCGCCCCCCTCTGTAGAGTCTCTAATCACTGAACATGACAAAGAAGCGTTTGGTTCGGACTTAATTGATTTAATTGAGCGTGCCACAAAGTCGCAAGTATCCACTTTGCAACAGCGTGAATCGCAACTATTGGATGAAATTAAGCAGTTGAAAGCGCAGCTTGGGAATGTAACAGAGCGTCAGGTTGTATCCGATAAGGATCGTTTCCTGATGGCGCTGACCTCAAAAGCACCAGATTGGGAGCAGTTAAATACCGATTCGGGGTTTTTGGAGTGGTTAGCCCAGGTTGACCCAGTTTATGGGTTGCCCCGTCAAGTAGGTTTAAACAATGCGTACGAGGCGTTCGATTCTGATCGCGTTGCTACAATTTTTAATACCTACCGCGATCTTGTTACTCCTAAACAGCAACAGCAACCACAAGCAACTCCGAAACAAGAACTTCAGCGTCAAGTAGCGCCGACCCGCTCTCGTGCATCGACGCCCCCGGCTACCAATGATGTGAACCAGCGCATCTATACGCAAGTAGAGATTGAGCAGTTTTACAATGATTGGCGACGAGGCTACATCGACCAAGAAGAGGCGGTTCGTATGGAAAAAGAAATTGTGGCCGCTGTCTCGCAAGGAAGAGTCAGATAATGATTTAACCGGTGATGGTAGTGGCTATAACCCTGGTAGTTTTTATTCTTTAGAAAGGAAATAGCATGTCTACCATTACCGCAGGCGCAACCTACCCAATTAATACCGTAGGTGGCAACGCAACATTTAACTCCCCCTCGGGAGCCCAAACGTACGCAGGTACCGCATACTCGGGTACGTTTATTCCGGCCCTCTGGTCCGGCAAACTGGCGCAGAAGTTCTACGCCGCTACTGTATTTGGTGAAATTGCTAACACCGATTGGCAAGGCGACATCACCGGTATGGGCGATACCGTGATCATCAACACGATCCCGACGATCACCATCAACAACTACAGCATCGGTCAGAACCTGGCTTATGAAATTCCTGCTCCTTCGACGATCAGCCTCACGATCAACAAGGGTAAGTATTTCGGCGTGAACGTAAACAACGTTCTCGAACTGCAAGCCAAGCCCAAGCTGATGGATGTGTTCACTAACGACGCAGCCATGCAGATGAAGATCGCTATCGACCAGGACGTTCTGGGCGGTACGTTCGATCAGGGCGCTGCTACCAACAAAGGTGCAACCGCTGGTGCAATCTCGGGTGCTTTCAACCTGGGTACTGACACTGCTCCGGTCACGCTGACCGCCGCTAACATTCTGCAGAGCATCACTGCCCTGTCGTCTGTTCTCGACGAAACCAACGTGCCTGAGACCGATCGCTGGCTCGTTATCGGCCCGACCGAGCGTCAAGTGCTGATGCAGTCCAACCTGGCACAAGCCCAGTTTATGGGTGACCCCTCCTCGATCCTGCGTAATGGCAAGATCGGTCAAATTGATCGTTTCACGGTGTATGTCAGCAACCTGCTGCCCCGCGCCTTGGCTGGTCAAAACTGGACGGGTGGTGCTTCGGCTGGTACGGCTAAGCGTCATGCCATTATGGCTGGTCACAAGTCGGCAATCACCTTTGCATCGCAGATCGCTAAAGTTGAAAGCCTCCAGAACCCGAACGACTTCGGCACCCTGATCCGTGGATTGAACGTCTACGGCTATCAGGTTGTTCAGGCTAACGGTCTGGCTCTCCTGGTTGCAGCAGGCTAATAACCAAGGTGGGGGGGCAACCCCCACCTACTTTAACTAGGAACTGGAGATCGATATGACGACTGAAAATAAACTTGTACAGCTTGGTGTTTGGGATGCAGCCGCAAAAGAAATCGCTGGTGGAAGCGTAACTTCTACTGGTCTTTCCGCAGCCGGTGCAACTCAAGCCACGGCAACTGCCATCACTGCAGATGTGTCGGTGTTTGGTACAGTTGCTTCGGGTACTGGAGCTATTCTTCCGGGTACAAACGGTGCAAGCCGTTATGTTGTTCGGAATGGTGGCGCTAATGCCCTGCTGGTTTATGCTCCTGTCGGCGGTACGATGAATGGCACTTCGAACGGCAGCGCATCTGTTGCTACTTCGACAAATGCTATGTTTGTATCCACTGACGGCACAAACTGGTATTCTTTAGTATCTGCGTAATACTCGGGGGCTTCGGCCCCCGTTTAAAAGGACAATATGGGAACCATTGTAGCCTCTACTATTATTGACAAAGCCGCAATTCAGTTACTTGATGTTAGTAACGTGCGTTGGACTCGAGCCGAGTTATTTAGTTGGCTAAATGATGGTCAGCGGCAAATTACGCTGATGTCCCCCCAAACAAATAACAAAATTGCTGTTATGAACATGGTTGCTGGAACTCGGCAAACCATTCCGTCTGATGGCTGGCGTTTGTTAGATGTTTTTCGCTACATGGGTAAACTTGGTAATACTCCAGGGCGGGCGATTCGTTTAGTGTCGCGTGAGTTATTAGATGCATATGATCCTAATTGGCATTCGGCATTAAAACTGGATACGCCACAAAATTTCTTGTTTGACGACCAAGATCAAACTGCGTTTTACGTATATCCACCCAACACGGGGAACGGGTATATCCAGATTAACTATGCGGCTGTTCCTGCAAACTTAAGTTCAGAATCACAAACCATATCAATTAATGATATTTATCAAACTGTGTTACTGGATTACATTTTGTACAGAGCCTGTAGCAAAGATGCTGAATACGCTCCTGGACTGCAGTTGGCTGCTGGGTATTTGACTACGTTCATGGCTGCGCTTAATACACGCGATAAGACGGACAAGGAAAACACACCTAACCTTGGCTTGTCTCCAAACATGGTAATTGGTGGACCTGGAGGTGAGTCGTGAATACCGGCCTTACCGTTGGCTATGAAGATTTTTTACCGGAAGTTGTGCAGTACGTCCCGGATGTTCCAGAATTTATTGCTATTAACGCCATTCGCAATGCTTGTATTGAGTTTTGCGAAAAAAGCCGCTATCTACAGACGGACCTTGCGCCCGTTAACTTGGTAGCAAATCAGTCTACCTATACCGTTATTGTTCCTCCCGACACTAAATTTGTAGACATCGTAGAGGCTTACGCTAATGATGTATTGCTAATTCCTAAGTCAAGCGAAGAACTGTCTCGTATTTATCGATATACTGATTGGCGTTCTGTTGAAGGTCAGCCGATGTATATTACGCGAGAAGTTTATACGGCAGTTCAACTTGTGCCGTTTTTGACGTCTGTTACTGCTGGGCAACAATTATCCATGCGTATTTCATACGCGCCTACGCGAGATTCTGCTGAAATTTCTGAAGACATTTACGAACAATTTCTAGAATATATTTCGTTTGGCGCTCGGTATCGTTTGTATTCTACTCCTAAGCAGCCGTATTACGATCGTGGGCTGGCTATGGAGTATCTCCGGTTATTCCGGGCTGGTATTAATGAAGCCCGAGTTCGTGTAAACAAAGGCTTGTCGCGTACGTCAGGCCGTATCGAATATCAGAGGTTCGTATGAGCATTATTCGCCTGGTACAAAATGACAACTTGCCTCAAGTTACGTTGACAATTATTGACAAAGCCACCGGCGACGCAATTGATTTGTCTAACCCTACTACGACTGTTCAAGTTAAGTTTCGCGCTACAGGAGGTACTGTAGTTCTACATACTCTACCTTGTGTAAAGCCAAATGGTGGTGGAGATGGCGTTGTTACGTTTTCTTTCCCTGCTAACACGCTTGATGTAGCAGAAGGCACGTACGAAGGCGAAATCGAAATTAGTTTTAATAATGTTATTCAAACCATCTTTGACGTTCTTCAGTTCTATGTAAGAGCCGAGTTCTAAAATGGGTTTCCCAGTAATACCTACAACAGCAGTTGTAGCTCAAGTCACATACGTTGACCCAGGTTATGTTGTCATATATGACGCTGTAGCAGAAGTTCATGTTGTTGAAGTAGGGTATTTAGCGGAATATCAAAACCTTACAATTAAAGCTGCTAGCGTTATCTTCCCGACGCGTTTTGTCGCCGACGTGGTTAACCCGTTGGACGGCACTGTTTTGTCCACAACGAAAGTACTAGACGACACACCAATACTTCAAGAATTTGTCGGAATTGATTTTGATAAGCAACTAGCTGACTCGTTTTCAATGGTCGATCAGGTAGATATTGCTTACGACATTGGAAAAGTTTTCGCAGACGCCTACACAACTATTGATACTACAACCGTTACCCCCGGTAAAGGTGTAGCAGACTCCGTGTTCATGGTTGATAACATGGACGGAGATATCGAGTTTGCGTTAATCAAAACTATTTCAGAACTACAGTTTGTAACAGACTCTTTACTTGCTGTTGTCGGCAAGCAAATTACAGACACGTTTAGCGGAATTGATACAGCCTCGGTTACACTTGGCAAAGTATTTAGCGATTCTGTAACAGAATCAGATTCTTCTGTTATTAATTTTGGGAAAAACCCAACAGATAATGTTTCTCTACAAGAAGTTTTAACCAGAGTTTTAAGTAAGGCTTTTGCAGATTCGTTTACTGGAATTGATACTACGGCTTATGCATTTGCCAAAGTTTTAACAGATATTTCGGCTATAACTGATCAATCAACCATTGCTTCCTCTTTACAAAAGGCTGATAATGCTGTATTAGATGATGCGGGACTCCTTGTAATGCAGGACTACTGCGACATTACATACTTTTTAGAAGATTACGTGGGGCAGTCTCGAACTTTTACATAAGGAGTTTTTTGAATGAATACACACGAAACAATCAAGCCTACCGGTATGTTGCGCGTAGTTGTGATAGGTCCCGATGGGAATGTCAAAACTGACGAAACGTTTAAAAACTTAGTCGTCAACGTGGGTAAAGATTTTGTTGCCTCACGTATGGTAGCCGCTAGTGCTACTGTGATGAGCGACATGGCAATCGGCTCAGGCACTACTGCTCCTGCTGCGGGTGATACAACGCTGCAAAGCGAACTTGGGCGAGTAACTCTGGCTTCGGCTTCTGCTACAGGTGCGGTTGTTACTTACACAGCTTCATTCCCTGCCGGTACAGGCACGGGCGCCGTTACAGAAGCAGGAATTTTTAATGCGGCTGTTGCTGGAACTATGTTGTGCCGTACCGTGTTTTCGGTGGTTAACAAAGGGGCTAACGACTCTATGAGCGTTACCTGGACTGTAACGGTGTCGTAATGGCAGTAATTGTTACCCGCGCAGGTAAGGGCTCGCCCCTTACCAACAACGAAGTCGATTCAAACTTTGTCAATCTAAACACGGCAAAAATTGAATTAACTGGTGCTCCGGCAAACGGGAATGTCCCGGCGTGGAATGCGGGAACAAGTACCTGGGTTCCAACGGCTATTGCTGATCCAACTGATGCGGCTATTGCAATGGCAATTGCTTTAGGATAACTATTATGGCAAATACTTTTAAAAACTACGGAGCTCAGGCAGTTGGAACCTCTCCGGTTACAATTGTAACTGCGAGTACTTCAACAACTGTAATTGGTTTAACAATTGCTAATATTGTAACAAGCACAATCACTACTAGTATTACTGTTACAAGCGGGGCAGCAACATATTATTTAGTTAAAGACGCTGTTGTTCCCGTCGGAGGTGCCCTTGTACCGATTGGTGGGGATCAAAAACTTGTATTAGAGACTGGGGACTTATTGCGAGTAGTGACATCAGTAGCGTCTTCTGCTGATGTGATTTGTTCCGTATTGGAGATTTCTTAATGGCGTATATTGGTGCTGCTGCTGCCCCACAAATTGCTTCATTAGCTCCCGGAAGTGTTGAAACTTCTGACTTGCAAAATGACGCTGTTACGACAGCAAAAATTGCCAACGCAGCAGTGACACAAGCCAAATTAGATTCTGCGATTAATCTTGGAGTCAAAGTTGCAAGTATTGACTATCCAGGGGATGACACTGCTGCAAATCCTGCAGGTGGGCAAACAATCACTTTAAATGGAGGCGGATTTAGCGCTACTCCTGCGGTGTTTATTAATAGCGTACAAGTTCCGTCTGTAACATTTGTTTCTTCAAACGAAATTACTTTTGTTACACCAGCAACAGTTGCAGGTACATATAATCTTTACGTAGTAAATCCAGATGGAGCGACCGCCATATTTGTTAATGGCATTTCGTTTTCTGGAGTACCTTCTTGGACAACTCCCGCCGGTAGTCTTGGGTCATTTAACGCAGCAGGTTTTTCTGTGTCTGTTGTAGCAACTAGTAATTCCGCTATTACTTATAGCCTTACTTCTGGATCTAGCTTACCGGCTGGCGTATCGCTTTCTAGCGTCGGGGTAATTTCTGGAACTTCTGCTACAGCCCAAACATTTAGCTTTTCAGTAGATGCGACTGATGCAGAACTGCAAGAAACTCCTCGCTCGTTCTCCATTACTGTTACTCTGGGAGATTCAGAGTTTGAGTATGTAACTTTGCTCCTGCATGGCGATGGAGCTAATGCAACAAACAACAAAACATTTCAAGATTCTTCAGCTAACGGTTTTACAATTATTCCTAACGGTAATACTACGCAAGGCACGTTCACGCCGTTCTCTAAGCCTGATGGTCGGTGGTCGAACTACTTTGATGGCTCAAGTTATATAACAAGTAGTTCAACAACTGCTTTTAATTCTTTTATTACGGGATCAGCCACAGGAATTACATTTACAATTGAAGCGTTTGTATTCCCAACTGTGACTGTTAATGGAGCCAATCCTTGGCAAGGTGCTCCTATATTTGTAAAAGGACAAACATATTTAAATTTCCACGTTCAGAACGATAAACTTCGTCTTTACTGGTACGACCAAGGTGGAGTAGCCCGGTATGTTGAAAGCACTGCTTCTGTCCCATTAAATCAATGGACTCAAGTTGGGGTTACTGTAAACGGAAGCGCAGTTACTATGTATATAAACGGTGTGGCTTCTGGAACTGGTACTTTTAATGGGGTAAATACAGGTGGTCTAAATTCTGCGGAACTAATCGGTTATCAAGGCGCTGCAGGAAATACGTCAAGTTACTACGGCTACATTTCTAACCTAAGAGTATCAAATATTGTTAGAACCATTACTGCGTCAACTTCTCCACTGACTAGCGATGCAAACACTATCTATTTAACGTGCCGAAATAATCGTTTTATTGATGCTTCAAGTAACGGATACACGTTTACAGTAACTGGTTCTGGTGCGTCCGTCCAAACATTCTCCCCATTCCCGACTACTGCGTCCTACGCTGCTGGCACTAATGGCGGCTCTGGGTACTTTGATGGCAGCGGGGATTATCTTAGCGTTACCAACAACGCCGCATTTGACTTTGGTTCTGGGGACATGACCCTTGAATGTTGGTTTTACATAAGTGGAAATGCTTCGCTAAACAACAGCACAGCGCGATCTGCTTGTTTATTTTCTGCTTTTCCAACTAGCGGAGCAATAACAACGGCTTATGACCTCACACTTGTCGGTAATAGTTCTACAACTGGAACAGCATTAAATTTTGGAAGAACAATTTCTAGCGCTGGAACTACCATATCCTATGCAGCCACAATAAGCCAAGGCTCCTGGCATCATGCTGCTGTCGTAAGGTCAGGAAGTACATTAAGCCTGTATTACGATGGAGTTCGTGTTGCTCAAAACACTTCTTTTTCTGGAAACATTGATTCTGGTGGTCATACTATAAAAGTTGGGGCATTGGAGTATGCGGGATATTTAAATGAGTTTCAGGGCTATATCTCTGGCCTTCGTGTTTTAAAAGGAACCGCATTATATTCTGGTGCAACAATCACAATTCCAACAGCACCGCCCACAGCAATCACTAATACTCAACTACTCTGCAACTTCACCAACGGCGGCATCATTGACAACTCCATGTCCAACAACTTGGAGACCGTTAATCAGGCGCAAATTAGTACAAGTGTTCTTAAGTACGGAACTGGGTCTATATATTTTGACGGTGTTGATGACAATATTGTTATTCCGTATAACCCTGTTTTTGGTTTTGGCACAGGGGACTTTACAGTAGAGGGCTGGTTCTATTTTCCTACTTTAAGCACTACAGCTCGTGGAATTATTGCACTTGGCGATGGATATAATGGCGGCGGGCCTTATAACGGATGGAGTTTGACATATCTTGGATCTGAGGGGTCAAATCAAATTCGATTTAGTAGATATGACGGAACGCAGTACGACTACGTAACTTCTGGATTGTCGTTATCCGCTAATACTTGGCATCACATTGCTGTTTCCCGTTCTAGCGGGGCGTTTAAGATATTTGTAGATGGTGTAAGTTACTATTCCAACACCGTTACCACTAGTTTTGCGCCTGTAAATACAAACCCACTTCGAGTGGCATTGCAGTATTACGGCCCTGCTGGTGGATATGGCGGCCCACGATATTGGAATGGTTATATAGATGATCTTCGGATTACTAAGGGATATGCGCGGTATACTAGTAACTTTACCCCACCTAGTTCGGCTTTTGAGAACAACGGAATTTAACTATGACTAGAGCACGCGATCTTTCTCAGGTACTAAACGATGTCGGATCTATTTCGACAAACGATATCGCCAATGGGGCAGTCACCCAAGTTAAACTTGACTCCAATATCAATCTTGGCGTTCGCGTTGCTAGTGTTGCGTATCCAGGGGATGACACTGCGGCTGATCCGGCTGGCGGGCAAACAGTAACAATTACTGGTGCTGGTTTTGCGGCTACTCCTACGGTCTACATTGATTCAACTTTAGCCCCCTCGGTTACGTACGTTTCTCCGACGCAAATTACTTTTGTCACTCCGGCAAAATCTGCCGGAACATATAATTTATTTGTTATTAACCCAGATGGTTCTACAGCCATCAGCGTTATGGGAATCTCGTATTCCGGAACGCCTGCATGGACAACTCCTGCTGGCAATCTTGGAACGCAAAACGCAGCAGCAATTTCTTTTCAGTTAGTTGCTACAGGAGATACTCCTCTTGTATATAGCCTTACTTCTGGATCAACTTTACCAGCCGGAGTGACGCTTTCTTCTAGCGGTTTAGTTTCTGGCGCGGTACCAACGGCTCAAACATTTAGCTTTTCAGTAGACGTCACTGACCCTCAGTATCAGACTACTCCCCGATCATTTTCAATCACTGTCACTTTGGGCGAAGCATATTTTCGGTATGTTACCCTGCTGCTGCACGGCAACCAGCCAAGTGGGGTCACGGATACAAACAACAACGTCTTTAAGGATTCCTCGACTAATAACTTCACTATTACCAGAAACCCTGCTTCCGGGCCAAACGCTCCTACGCAAGGCACGTTCTCGCCGTTCTCCCGGCCTAATGGTCGGTGGAGTAACTACTACGACTCCACCTTAACTGCTTGGTCCGAAGTTCTATGGACAGAACTATCCGGCATATCGTGGACAGTAGAGTTTTGGTTTTATCCTGTTGCTCAGGGTGGACAATATGGTGGAATAATTTTTGGAAACAACGTATCTGGCCGAGCAGATTCCTGTTATATATATCACGCAAGTAATGGCACGGTTGGTATAGGAACAGCGGGCTCAAGTAATTTCACTAATATTAACTCTACAACCGCCCTTCCTCTTAACCAATGGACTCATGTAGCAATTACAATTTCGGGGTCAAGTGGTAGCGCTACCGGTAAAATTTACTTAAATGGTGTTTTGGACAAAACCCAAACATCAATGAATACTGGTATTAACGGTATGGGTTACGCACTTACTGGAAGTCGTGGCGATAATGCGTATTACAACATTTATGGCTACTTAAGCAATCTTCGTATTGTCAAGAACCAAATTCTGTACACAGGAAACTTTACTCCTGCGACCGCACCACTAACTACAACCAGCGTTGGAACATCTGGTGCAAACGTAGCGGCTTCAATTACCGGAACGGTGTCAACGCTTATTTATAATAATGCGTATCTTACTAACTCAGGTGCAACAGTCGGTTCAGCAGCAGGTGGTAGTAGTGCAAGAGCTCAAACTTTCTCTCCATTTCCAGCTACTGTAGCCTATACAAGCGGTGCAAACGGTGGATCAGTCTATTTTGATGGCGGTAATTTCTTAAGTGTGAACCAATCTGCTTTTGTAGCAACAGGAGACTTTACTATTGAGGCTTGGTTTTATCAAATAAATCAACCTTCAGGATACCAGGGAATACTCAGTGCATCAGGTAATGGCGGGTCCACTGGTTTTCGTATTACAACAGACAATAACACATTGAATTTTTGGTTTAATGGCACAGCAGTTGGATTTGCATCTATTCCGCAAGGCCAATGGAATCATGTTGCTATATCAAGAACAGGCACAGCATCCAACAATGTTAGCTGCTATCTTAACGGCGTTAGAGTTGGGCAAATAACAAATACAGGATCAACCACCAATTCAAGTCTGGTAGTTGGAAGATATTACAACGATTTGGCAAACTATTATTTTCAAGGTCATGTTAGTGGTTTGCGTTTAATCGTTGGAAGCGGTATTTATTCTGGGTCCACTATAACGATTCCAACCGCACCGCCAACCGCAGTTTCTAGTACTCAACTGCTTTTAAATTACACCAACGCGGCTATTGTTGATAATGCCATGGCTAATGACTTAGAGACTGTTGGTAACGCAGCCATAAGCACTGTCCAAAGTAAGTGGGGCGGCGGGTCTATGTACTTCAACCCAGGTGAAACAAACCCTCTTATTATACCTCACAATAAGATGTTTGACCTAAGTTCTGGAGACTTTACTATTGAGTTCTGGGTCTATCTATCGGCAGACAGAACATACAATTTT